GGGACAGTTGCATCAATTACTTCTGTTTCAAGCTTTACAGCCGCAGTAGCAGATGCCATAGACATCTCTGCTGCACGTTCCTGCAAAACTTCTAAATTGTCTTCTAGTTGCTGCTCACGCATACGACCAGTTACATCGGTAGGCTTCTTTGTTGCCATTTGTATTCTCCTAATTAGTGACTGTGGATGGGGGTAGTGGGGCGAGAGTGTGGCCCTGTTTCAGGCCGTGCTTAACCTCGCCCCACCACTATTAAGTTGTTAGTTGGTTTCTGCAATAACTACAGACTGGTCAGTGATTAGACCAAGTCCGAAGATTGAGTACCAAGCAAGTGCATGCTCACGACCGAAGTCAAGAATACCGCCATCGCGGAGTTCAACTGGAAGAGAGATTGCGTGACCGAATGCGTTATCTCCAATGAAGATAGCTGAATAGCGGTCTGAACCACCGTTACCTGTCTTTGTTGCTGGAGATGTATATCCACCACCAGTTGGGTAAACGATTGATCCTGGAGCTACTGCTGTGTCAGTTGTGTAAGAAGTACCTGCACCGCCGACAACCTTTTCGATCTGTGTTGTTTCGATGAATACTGTGTCGTATAGACGACCAATTTCACCTAGCATGAAGTTACCTGGAGCTGCGTACTTTGTTACTTCAATGAACTCTGAGTTGTCACGAAGCTTACGGCTCTGGTGTGGGTGAACGAACGCAACGTAAGTCTCACCAAGGCGAGGAATGTTACGTGTTGCAAGTGTCTCAACTGCGTCCTTAACAGTACGTGTTGAAAGGTTGAAGTTACCTGTCATTGAAGCACGTGATGTACCGTTTGTACCGTATGCGTAAAGGTTGTTACCAGCAGCGTTTGAAGATGTTGAGTATAGACCTGAGCGATCTTCACCGTAGATTACAGATGAAGCGGCCATTAGTGTGTCACGAGCCTGACCATCAAGGTATAGGGCCATGTTACGTCCTAGAAGACGTGAAGCTGATGCCATAACGTCATCGAATGATGCGTTAAGTAGTAGCTCTGATACAGCAATTGCAAAGCCGTGCTCTGCTACTGTGATTGAGAACTGCTGTGCTGTTAGTGCGTTTGTTGACATACGGACACCTTCAACTAGTGAAGATGCTGATCCGAGGTTGTTATAACGCATGAAGTTGATCTGGAGACCAGGTGCAACTCCTAATTCTGTCTTCTTAACAGCGAACTGCTCGAAGCGTAGAATTGGCATTGACTGGAAAAGGATTTCCTTTGACCAGATTGTCTGAATTGCTTGTGTTAGCTGGCTGTTAGAGCCAGAGTATGCTGTAGGTGCTGCGGCTAGATTGCCGGTACCTGTTACGGCTGATGCCATGTCGGTGTTACTCCTTGTTCATATATGTTAGGTTGGTTTAATAGGTAAACTTTTACCCGAAGATTCCCTTGTTACGATTAGAAGCTGCTCTTCCAAGTAACTTCTCTCGATATTTTGCGTATTCAGTAACCGACATAGAAGCAATCTGCTCCGAGGTAAACGATTGTTGGTCCGAGTTAGTGTCCATAGGTCCGGATGCAGGAGATGTTACTCTACTGCCTGTCATTTCTTTTCTAGCATTCTGCATTGCAGATTGCGCTGATTCCAAGATTCGTGAGCTGCGCTCACGTAGTCCTGCAATACTTTGTTCTATCTCTTCGGGATTATTTCCTGAGATTAGATCTACAAGCTCAGGGATAATATTATCCCGTTCTTCTTCTACACGCTGTGTACGATACGCAGTAACTTCTGAGTATTGACGCTCACGTTCTAGAAGAGTAAAAGCACGCTCACGCTCTGCCTTCTCTTCCGCTAATTTGTCTGCCCATTCTTTTTCCTTCTGTTCAAGAAGGGAACGAACATCCATATCAGCTTCTTCTTTTTTACGAGCTTCTGCTGCTTTTTCTTCAGCCATACGGTTAACTTCAGCTAAACGATCTTCACGATCTTTCTTTAGAAGATTAATTTCTTCTTTAAGAGAATCGATTTGAGGATAAAGCTTAGATTTTTCTTGTTCACGTACTCGCTGTAAGTCTTGCTCTGAGTAACCCTTTTGCTCAATGAATTGATTTGTTTGGGGTACTGTGTTAGTTGTTTGTGTTGGGTTAGCTTCTGATAAAAATGCTTCTTGGGCCACTGCACTATCAACTAGATTAGATGTTTCTGACATGCGTTATTCCTTAGGTTTAAGAGGTCGTTGTCCGATTTAATGCCACGATGACCTACGGTTATTGTTTGGGATAAGCCTTTCAAATTATTGCTAATTTGTCAGCCTAAATTACTTATTTTCCTCAGAGTTAGGACTATCTGCTTGCTCGCCTGAAACGTCACGTGGGGCAAGTTTTGTGCCATACGCTTGAGTAACTAACTCGCTTTGCATCTGTGCTAACGTCTGCTCTTCAAATGGTGTGATAACTCCAGGTTGCCCAAGAGGTCCAGGACCAACCCCATCTCCAGGAGCTGCTCCAGGAGGTAGGGATCCATCCGGCATCATACCAGTTAATGAAGTGATAGCTGAGTTGATCTGTTGTTTGATGAGGTTAAGTGCTCCATCAGCCTTAGCATCGGCAATAAGTTCTGCTCTGATCTCTTCTAGCTTTTCATGTGGAAATTCTTCGCCAAGTTGGCGAAGCGCACCTTCACGGCTCTCGAGCTGCATATTCATCTTTTGTTGGATTTCATTTAGCACGATGAGCTTATCTAGTGGCAAAGGAGGTGGGAAATGTACTACTGATTGGTAGCTAATAGGATCCAGTAGGTTTAGTTGAGGAAGTTGACCCGCCTTAATATTTCCGTTAACCTCTGGGTTATACGTAAATACTTCTGGTTCTTTAAATGCAAGTGTAAGAAGAATAAGCTCATTGATACGTTGAATTCCTTCTCCGTATTGAATTGTCTTCTGTTGGTAACGTGCCATCAAAGGCTGGTACTGAATAGCTAAAGCTACACCGGATGTATTAGAAATAGGTTGAACTTGTCCTAAAGCTGACTCAGGTACACCAACCATTTCATGCATTGATGCCTTGATCGTTTTAAGGTACTCCAGAGCCCCCTGGAGGCCCTGTCCGCCGCCTTCTAGGTTGAATACCTGTGCTTCCTTAGGTAAACCTCCCCAGACCTTCTTAGGGCCCTTCTCGAGGCTTGAAGCCTTAGCTCCTGTAATAACTGTAACTGGTGCCGCATGGTAGTTAACAATGTCTGCAACATCGGTTGCAACTTCGTTATAGTTACGATTAAGGGCAATGATGTCGTGGCAATCTGAAAGTCCCCATGGGGACCCAGAAATGCGCACGTTAGGAATATGGATAACTGGCACTACGCCAATTGGATTAGGACGTGAGTCAATAAGCTCGTCATTGATGTATTCTTCAATGCGGTCATCAGTCAAAATTTCAGTGTATGTGTAGACCATACGTGTACCCTCTACTGAGGTACCCCAGAAACGATACTTGAGCTTAAAACGAATTAGGCGTGAGCGGTCGTGTGGGTGGAACTCTGGAAAACAAAAAGAAGAGTTAAGTGGTAGTACGCGTACTCGCCCTGCGTGTGGTCGGCCTACTGAGTCTTCAAAAGCCTCTTCGTATGCAACCTTAACAAAACAATCACCGGACACTCCGCCTTGCTGGCCCATTTCCCAAAGAGTACCGTGCTTATCGTTATCAATTTCCCACACACGCTTTAATACGTCTGGGACCACTGCCTCAGTTGATAGTGGGCTTCTGAATTGTGCGCCACGATTAAATGTAAAGTTACAAATAAAATCTGTAAATGCCCGGTAATAATTAAATACTAACTGTGCTTCGCCAATTTCACGGCGGTAAGACCAGTGGTGACCTAGATACATAGCCCAGTTCATAGAGTAACGGTTTAGACGTGGACCGTGTACTTCAAATTCTTCATCAGCAAGTTCCACTAAACCTAGTGGTGAAATGGAGATGGTTAAGTCAGACGACGCCGCCCTATAACTGGGAGGAGAAAAATCCATACCACCGCTCATTGATTACATCCTGACTTCATAGTTGCCCCCAACTTAAACTACTAGGTTTCGTTTTTTCATTTTACGCTTATGCTCTTGCTTTTTGCGTTTTTCTTTATCTAAAGCTTCTTGCTTGTAATCCCTTTTCTTAGGATCAACTTGCTTAATAGAATCAACGTATCCTCCGCCATTGCGTGCATACTCTGCTGATAACCATTTTGCTGCTTGATAGCTTAATCCCTTTGTTCTGTATGAAGGATACTTTGCACGCGCTGTTCTTTCAAGAGTGTTGTACATCTCTGGATCACTAGGCTGTGCCATGGTCTACCCTTCTAGTAGGTCTCCAGCTCTGGAGAAAGGGTAACAGAGCTGGAGACCAGTATATTCTAGCGTACTTTTAGTCAAGCACTGAAGCAGGGTTCATGCGGTTATAACGACCACCTGAACGAACTACTTCTTCAATTACGATCTGAGAGTGATCTCCGAAGTTGCCTTGCGCAAACTCATTTAGGTAAGTTGGTGCTTCTACCCATGCTGCTGAGCCTACGTGTGCGCGTTGCTGCATAGTTTCATCAGCATACTTCTCCATAACGTTTAGGTTATGGTTTGGACGACCTTCTGGAGTGTCATAGCCCTGGTCTAGTCCAACTTGGAAATCATTTGGTACATCTGTATCTGTTGCAACGCCTTCTTCAAAACGAAGTGGACCACGAAGTCCAGGCTGTGCAGGTGACATCTTACGTTCGTATGTTGCGCCAACCTTTTCAGGGAACTGAGGTGTTGGTGCGATATTTTCTACTGCCATTTTTTGCTTCTCCTATAGGATTAGGGATTGAGGGTCCTCACGGATAATTCTCGCTTTTATTTAGTCATTTGTCGGCCTAAAGTATATTTTTTAAAAGAACGGACTAGCTGAAACCTCTACTGTAGGCATAACCATCTCCTGGGTTAAAGAACACGCCAGGGCTAAGGAATCAACAAAATCGTCGTGAGCATGGGCTTCATCGGGGGCGGCCACTGTAAAGTTTGGCCCTTTGTATTTTACTTCGGCATCTGTCATCTGCTGGTAAAACTTTTTCCAAAGACGAAGTCTACGAGTTTTAGCGTGGGCAGGCCAAGATACCATTTGTCGTTGAATAAGTGCCTGTAGGTGCTTCCAACGTCTAGATTGTTCTGATGGGCTTGAAGTAACCGAAATAACTTCAGACCTAGGTATTAATACTTTTAAACGTCCGGCCACTGCATCGCCTACACCGTTGGCATCTACACCAATAGCAAGTACGTCGTAGTTAGATAAAAACTGTTGTATTTGGAAATATTGTTCTTCCCAGTCATCTCCTTGAATCTCAAGCCAATTTAAGACACGATGGTCATAATAACCAAACTCATCAGGACGATCCCAGTCAACCCACACAACAGTAACAACCGTAGAATCCATTTTTCTAGCTGGGTCAACACCAACAACGACGGGAGACCTATGCCAGCTTTTAACAAGTTCTTGGGAAGTATCGCCCAAATCATCCATAATCGAAGAAGTGACGAACATACCTCTTTCCAAAAGCCACTTACAGTTGTACGAAAGTTGGAATTCATCAGAGTCCTCTCCAATTCTTAGCATCTCTTTTTTAATAAACTTTTCATAATTAGCCTGAACTTTAGCAACGTCTTTCCAATCCCATTGAAAATGGTTTTGCTTAACGTTTCTACCACCAGCAACTCTACGTTTGTTTAGCTGAATCGCTCTGTAGAAGTTATTTTTGTGTGTGGTAGGTGTTCCCGTCTTTACCATAGTAGCGTTGTAGTACGCACCCATAGGGGCAATAGACTTAGAGACTACGAAGTCATCTGCTTCTTGGCACTCATCAATGATGATAAGGTGGAAAGACTTAGATTCAATCTTAGCTCTTGGGTTAGCTGTCATCATCATAAGAGTAGAACCAGATTTTTTAAGCTTAATGTTTCTAGTTACACCTGGATTTTTAGCAGGCATGTCGTCAAGCTCTGGGTCTCCAAACAGTTCCATAGCACGCTCAGAAGTAAGGCGGGACACTGTTCTTGCGTACAATGTTTCTACCTGGTTTTGAACTGGGGCAAACATACCTACCCAAATTCCATCACCAAATTTACCCAGTAGGTCAGGGTACATGCGAGCTAAGCGTGGGAGGATAACCATAAGTGTGGCCACTGTATTGGCAATGGTCTCTGACTTTCCTGACTGACGTGAGGCAAGGGCAGTGATCTCTTCACCATCATTGATAATAATGGATTCAATAATTCTACGTGCAAGGGGTTTTTGGTACGGGTGAAGCTCATGGCCGACAAGCATCTCCATGAACTGCATGATCTTATCTATAAGTGCTCTTACAAACTCTTTCGACAGCTCATCCAGCTCATCTTCATCTTCGTCCTCTGGGAGTGGGCCACTGCCTTCGTCCATGTACTCTAGGTCTAGTTTGTCAAGATCTTCTTCTTCATTCACTTTAAAGTTCTTTCTGTAAGTGCGTTCATGATTGCATGCAGGGCCTCTGCCCCCATGCGGGCTTCTTCCAGAGAGTACTTGTCTTGGCTTTTCTGCCAAGCAGACACATTTCTACCAACAGAGTAAAGAACTTGATCTGTCCAAGTAAGTAGTTCTGCTGTAGAAAGAGTAGCTACTCTTTTTTCAACTTTAGTCTTTGTTTTTGTTTCTGTTTTTTTCTTAAATATCATTTTCTGCCCCATCTCTAATAAGATCCCAATCAACTTCATCTTGCTTTAACGGTCTTCCGGCCACTGCATTAGTCAATGCTTGACTCTCGGTATACGATTTAATCCACTTACCTACAACCAAAGATTTTCTTGTAAATGGAAACCTTATACATATTCCAATACCAAAGCGGTAAGGCTCATCAATTTCTTGAGTGTTTGCTTTTTCTACCAGAACTGGTGGTTTTACTGGATAAGTCATAGGATGCCAGTAGAACTTACCTACATCACGTGTCTTGGCCACTGTCTTCCTCCGCCTCCGGGCAAACATGGTTTGGAATTTCTTGTTCTAATACTAGCATAGAACAGACAGAACACTTATACAGCTTTGGGGCGGTAAAGTTGTTCTGTGCTGTACCGCCAATAGGTACGTCTGCATCAATTGGTGTGTAATCAGAAATAATCTCTGTAGCTGCAAAAAGCTCAGATGGGAATGGTCCACGAGCTGAATACGATGATTCTGGGACTGGGTGCCCCTGTTTTGTTATTACCCTCGTTATTCTCATTATTCAGCTGACTCAACTGGTGCGGCAGCTTTTTTCTTTCTAGCAGGTTTAGGTTTTTCTACCACAATTTCTTCTACAACCTGCTCTTCTTCAATAAGCTTAACGTTGTGTGGAAGTCTATTTTTATGGTAAAACTTAGGGAGATGTTCGTCACAAAAAGTTTGTGTTGGAGTACCCGAATTTTCTACAATATATGTAGATTCTTGCATGCAATTTACGCATAATGTCATATTTATGGTCCTTTCGAAGGTCTTATCATATCTTATATCTGGTTCCGTGTTGCATCAACCCTGTATTTACTGGTAAGATTATATATAGAGGATCAAACCTCAACACTAACTACGTAACAAAAGAGTTGCAACTAGCTTGGCAGACAGACGCCAGGCTACCCTAGACTGGGTGACAGGCAGTCAAAGGTTCGGGTTGGCTTTCTAGCCTAGGAGATAGTGTGATTATTAATGAAGAAACAATTGTAAAGATAAAAGTTACTTTAATGGCAGCAATGCTACTAATAGTTACAACAAATCAGGCCTACGCGGTCTACAATCGGGTTGATACGCCCACTGTGATCACCACCCAGGTGGTAGTTGATCCTCTTGATAAGTATCGGGAAATGACTAAGTTTAGTCCTACGGACCTTGCAGACATGCTTGAACTAGTTGGCTTCGAGGGATATTCCCTAAAGCTAGCTTGGGCAGTAGTTATGCGAGAGTCTAGGGGCAACTCAGGTTCCCACAATAAAACGTCCTCAACCGGAGACAACTCATATGGCCTATTCCAGATTAATATGCTGGGTAGCCTTGGGGAAGACCGGAGAGAAAAATTTGGTATTAAATCTAATGCTGAACTACTAGACCCAGTTACAAACGCCCAAGCAGCCTTTTACATGACAGGTCGTGGAAAAGATTTTGGGTCTTGGGGTCTAGGACCAAACGCATATGACGGCACAAGTTCCGAATCAGCAGTTACTGACTGGTTGGATGACTTTCCTAAGTAAATAGAAAAGGCCCCGAGAGGGGCCTTTTTTATTACTTCTTTCCTCTAATATTATCCATAATTTTTCTAGGGTTCTTCTTATCATCGCTCTTAGTAGTCTTACCTTTAGTTAAAACACCTAAGGACTTATTTTTTTTGTTTTCGTTATCATTACCTTTATCAGGATTTTTAGGTCCTTTTGGACCCTTTGGAGGATTCTTAGGTGGGTTGCTTCCACCACCAGCGGCTGCAGTCTTAGGTTTATCTTTTTTCTTGGTTTCAAATGTCATTGGTTCCTTACGCTCAGGTAAACCTATTCCACGGTCACTGTCACTTATCCCTGGCAGGCCTGGTTGTGGCAGTGTTGATTTAAGGCTATCAAATTGTCCCATGATTACTTCTTTCCAGCTCTACGCTTGTTCTCTTTGGCAGTATTCTTGCCATGCTTTAATGGTCTAAGGTTACTAGCAGAATCGTTGTCATGGTTGTTATCTTTGTGGTCAACATCTGTGCCCTTAGGTAGCTTACCGTGCTTCTTTTCGTACTTAGCTTTAGCGGCATTCTTAGAGGTGGTATGCCATTTGCCGTTTGAATCCTTGTAGTGCTCTACGATGATCTTACGACCACCATTAGCGGCAGAACCTTTGTATTCTTTACCGCCAGCTACTTCTTTTTTCTTAGTTGCCATTAGCAGTCCCACGCCCTTCTTGCTTTATTAAGACGGCTATCTGGATCTTTAGCCGCTTTAGGAAACTTCTTTGCTTGCCCAGCAGAACGCGCACAGTAAGACTTACGACGAGCAGCAGACTTTTCAGACTTTGCGGCCTGTTCTTTCTTTACTGGTGGCTTTAGATCAGAACCTGGGTTTGCCTTTTCATAAGACTTACGACCTTTTTCATTGAGGCCGCCCTTTTCGTTTTTTCCTTCTTTGCGTGTCCACGCTGCTGTTTTGGCCATTAGTTCCACTCCTCAGTGCATCCACACTCTTTGTTAAATTTACTACATTGTATACAAGTCATACGTTCACTTTGTTTTAAACTTCCAGCCATTTCTAACCTATCCTCGTGAGAGGCTACATCGATATGGCTAGCTAAGTTTACACCATATGCTTGTGAAGCTGCAACAACATCTGGGTGATTCCAGGGGCGTGCAGATTTAGAAGTTCTGTCTGAAACAGACATTCTGATCCTAGGTGCCCCGGTACCGCTTTTGGAACCCCAATAAAGTTCTTTACGATTGCGTCCCATTACGTACTAGACTCTCCGCTAGCACCACGACCGTATCTTTGTGTAGTAATGGCGTTATCGCCACCTTGGTCAGGTTCTAAACCGTGAGCCCAATCTGCATATTCATGGGCGTTATACCGTAAGTTCTTTGGTAGAACTACGCGGTCAGGCTTAGAGATGAACGCATCATTTCTAGCCATGATTACTCTTCGACTTTTGTAAACCTAGGCTTAGCACCACGGAAATGTCCAGCATCAGCAGCTAGTTCATACGCTTCGTCAACGTCAATGTTTCCGCTTCGCTTTGCCTCAATAATATCGTCAAGCTCTGGATGTCCAAGAGATGCTCTTGTGTCAGCAGCTACCTTTGCTAAAGCATCTCCAGGCTTCTTAGGTACGTCTGTAAACACCTTAGTCTTAGAGTCATCAACTGTAGGGATTGATGCCTTGCCCGCTCTTTCAGCCTCAGTAAATGGACGGACACTGTTATCGGCTGTTCCAACACCACGACGTGGGCTAGGTGGAATAAATGTTCCAGCTATATTTGCGGCATTATCACGAGAAGCTTGTGATGCCTTTTGTGAACACGCTCTACAACCATGAACAAGTGTTCCTGATTCTTCGTGCTTTGCATGCAATTGTCCTCTACGACTAGTCCAAGTATCTTCCATATTAAGTTCTGGTTTTGGAAGTCCTTCTCCTTGTGTCACAGGTACCCCAGAGAAATCTGGACCCTTTGGTAGGGGCTTTGGATCAAATCCTCCAGCACCCTTGATAGGTGCAGAAGGTTGCTGGTTGATTGCAAGACCTTCTACTGTGATTGCTGATTCTTTTCCTTGTTCTAATTTACGTAATGTTGCGCTTGGGCTTTCACCATTTTGAATACCTTGTTCCATAATGTCTCCATGATGGATTGCATTTTCAGGAATACTGTGCTTTTCAAATACGCGCTTCCCATTAATTTTATATGGGTGCCAACCTTCGTGTAAATCTTCCCCTGTTTGCGGGTGCGTAAGCGGTGCGTAAGCAGGCGTACCATCTGGATTTACTCCTGATGGTACGGAACCCATAAATCCTACATGGCTGCCTTCTAAATCAAAACCTGGGTGTTCAGGATGCTCTGTTTGGCTAAAAGGAACAATGTCACCATTAGACGCTCTGAAGCTATCGCTTTTAATATCTAGGTTGTTTAAACCTGCGTTATATCGATAACCTGTACCAGGTGCTTTAGAATTATTAAAGCGTTCACGATTTTGCAAGAAAGTATATGCTGCGTCTTTACGATCATTGGCTTCATTTTCATTCTTACCAGCAAACCCAGTCATTTTTGCCTGTGACTCTGCATCATCTCCAACTTGTGCGGCATCTTGCAAATAGGCATCACGAACATGTGAACGTCCGTCAGGATGTTGATGGAAAGTAGGGCTGTTATAAACTGATGCCGGAACTCCGGCTGCTTCTGCAGAAAGTCGTGCACGGAACATAACTTCAGGTGAGTGAGTTTGAAGTTTCTTTCCTAACTTCTCAAGCTCTTGGTTTCTTGCAGCAGCCTTAGATAGGTCAACTAATTCTTGTTCGTCACTTCTACCACGTTCTGGACGACTAGCAATCTTGTTAAAGTCCATTTGACGTGTACGAGTTACAGCTGTACGGTTACGTGCAGCGTTTCGATCATCTACAGCAAGCTGTGCGTCTGAAGTAGTATCCATATCATTTAGATAACGTTCTGGTACTACGTTAGAGTCATCTTTAACATTTTGTGGTTGTGGACTAGGTTGAATCTTAACTCCAGGCATTTCTTCATATGAAGTAGAAGATGTATCTTCTTTGTCATTAAAGTAACCTCCAGCAGGTACTGGATGGAATTTATCTACACTTGCACGAAGTTCTACATGCTTTTTTTGTAATGTTGCAAAAGCAGCGCGACTTTCTTCTGGAGATGAGTAGTTAGTGGCAATATGCTTACCTAAACTATCTGAAATATGGCTTTCAACATCTGCGGAATACGCCTGTCGTTTTTCATGTGCGGCTTGAAGTTCAGGGCTCTTGTAAGTAGGTTGAATATCCCAGTTCTTTTTAGCAACCATAGTTGTGCTTGATGGTCCGTCTTGGTACTCAGGCTTTACATTTCCTTCTGCATCCCAAAGATCCTGTTGATCAAATGGAACTGTGCGGCTATCTACTTTAACAGCCTTAGCATTGCGCTGACCTTTTTCAGAACGTGTCTTTTTAACATCAGCTTGACCTTGAGCAGTAAGTACCTTATCTTCTTCTGAATCTTCATTTTTAGTTTTAGATGCGGCAAGGCGTGCTTGTTCAGCCTTATAATCTGCATCTTCTTTAATACTTTCTTTTACCTTACCAGTTACGGTTTGTTTTGGTCCTGACCCATCTTCTCCAGGCCCAGTCATCGTTGTTTGCTTAGTCTTTCCTTCTTTTTTGCTTGCTTCGTAATTATCTACATCTCTATCTTCTATAGCCCCTGTATTTCCAAGTCCTTCTAGTTGAGGTGCTGTAGGAATAATAGAAGATACGCGAGTTTCTCCCATTTGCTCCCTATCTAAAGGTCCTTTAGAAGGAAGTGTAGTCTTTGGAATAACTGAGGTTTCAGTAACCCCATTTGCTTGTGCATTTTTTGTATCTTTTTTAATATTTTTTTTGCCTGTAGAGGGTACAAATTTAGCTCGGCCGTCAAGAATAGAATCAACTTCGCCTTTTTCTTTTTCGTACGTCCGGTATTTTTCTGGGTCAAAGCCGCCATCAGAAGATCCCTTAAGTCCAGCTTGACGACTTGTTTCTAGTTCTGCGGAGTCATATGTAATTCCGTTTACTGAACGTAAAGTACTACCAGATTTTGCCTGTGAGTCATTAAATGCACGCTCACCAGAAAGCATATCTTGACGTGTGGCCTCTGTTGCAGCGTCTGCTGCGTACTTAGCTTCACGGTCTTCTTTACCTGGATCCATCATGCGTGCAGCATCGTCAGCAGAAAGAGGATTAGTAATTTCTTTAAAATCAGGGATTTGGCTACTTGCAGAGGTGTTAGGCTTTACATAGCCCTTAGATAACAAGTTTGATACTGGCTTAGCTTTAGGTGGCTTAACTTCGTCCATGTCTACTGCTTGGCCATTAACCATGCGCATAGTAGTTGTTGCTAAACCTTCACGCTGTTCGGCGCTTCGTGCACGAGTTTTTTCACGGTATACAGCTCCCGCAGCCGCTGTACTTAAATTTTTCTTTCTTTGAGTTGCCGCAACAGCTACTCCAGGCACATCTGCGGCATTTGCAGGCCCACCTGTATCTGTTCCACGAACTAAAGGTGATCCACCATCTAGAGCTAATCCAGGTGCTGCTACAGCTCCAGGACGAATGATAGGGCCACGTGCAAGCGTCGCAGGCTCAACAGCGTCAGATTCAACACCTGCCTCAAGAATTTGCTGTTGTAAGTACTTATCAAATTGTCCGGCCATTATTTTTTACCATCTTCATTTCCGTCATTGAGGTTGTCTGTTCTACTGTCACGTTCTTTTACTAATGTATCAATAGCAGTAGATGCTTGCTTAGGCATGTAATCTTTACCTGGCTTATCTTTTTCTTCTAGATACGAGTTGTATGTATCTTCATCAATTGCGCCAGACTTGTAAGCTTCATCGTATCCGCCCGTACCAGTTTTACGTGGAGTGTAACCTTGAAAACCATTATCAGGATTGTTAGGGTCAAACTTAGGCTTAGGTGGCTTAGGTGGCTTAGGTGGTTTAGAGGGTGTTGGAGTTTGATTACCTTCTGCAACAATTTCACTACGTGAAATTCCTGCCATAGGTCCAGGAATCTGTCCGCCTTTTCTACTTTCCGATTGTCCAGCTTTTCGTACTTGTTCCGCTAATTCTGGACGCAAGTATGGGTATTCACCAGTGACTTCATCTTTTTTAACTTTACCAGATTTAACATCATCATGGTCATCATCAAAACGTCTAAATACATCATCATGAAAACCTAGAACATCCTCACGAGTCATTTTGTTGCTCATTGCTTGGCTTACGGCGCCCCACTTAGCTTTGCTTTCGTGTCCTGCTCCTTGAACGCGAATTTGTTCATCTGCACGGTGAGAGATTAAATGTTTTTGTACAGCTAGTTGAGTAGCTAATCTTCCAAGAGAGGCTAATCCTCCGCCTCCGCGCCTGCGGTTATTGTTTCCCGCTACAACAAAGTCTTGTCCGCCGTTAAGAAAGGACATTTAGATTACCACCTATTCCGTGTCTATGGCAAGAATTTTAGCAATACCGCCCTGGTTTGTAAGCGCAACAGAGTTTTTATTATAATGGTGTTTGCAGAAGGCTAGGTCCCCGTATGGGAGAATAACCTCGTATAGGGCTCTTGCAGAGCAAGAATCACATTGAACCCGACCCGTCTCCTGATTCTCCACCAGTTGATTCATTTCCGCTAGCTGTGTCATCATTATCCGTTCCTTGATTAGATGTTGAACCAGTATTAGATACACCATGAGATCCTCCGCCATAAAATCCTAGGCCATACATGTACGGAGCCCAACCTATAGCCGGTACTTGGAACCCGCCTCCCAACCTACCTACCGTAGCCGTGTCTCTACTACCTAGGGCAAATTGATGGTGCTCTTTGCTAATGTG